CACTTCTTCAAGATATGCACTCAGATAAAGAGTAAAATACTCTTCCTGTAAATATGCTTCATTTTTTCTGATATAGGTTGCTTCTGTGGATATAGGTTGAGACCAAGCCACTCTCTCATCACAATTCTGTAGCCACATCTCATGTTGAAACTGTTCAAGCGTTTTCATTGTTAAGTTCCTTAAATTTCTTGAGTCTAAAGTTTTTAGTAAGTTGACCCCCTTTCGTGTTCTCGAAGTGTTCGAGAAGCGTAGGAAGCAGTAGTTCTGTAGGGACGTAAGCTTTAGCTGTGATCTTCATACCCTGTCGTTGACCTACCCAGGCTCCCTTAATGTTCTTAAAGTGTCGTTCAATAGTGGCTTTATTATCTAACCATTCAGGCCTTCTCGCCCCGTGGTTGAAGTTAAACTGATCTGTAGTGGAGACTTTATACTCGTAGAGGTTGCCTTCCTCGTCCTGAGCGTCCGCCCCTTTATCTCCTGAAACTAGAGCATGCCCTAGCTCGTGTGCCATTGCTAATTCTCCAACACCTCCCTTTGATAGGTCTACTCCCTCTGGCATTAGTAGAAATACCTCTTCAAGTGCTGCTACTACCTCTGAGTATTCGTTCACTCAGCAGCTCCTTTAGCACGGTCAAAAAACTCCATCAGCGCGGCATAGCATCCACCAGCAATTGTATCATTATTCATCACAGCTCCACGGGGTCATAAACCTCTCACAACTCGCTAAGGGGAAGAGCGTGTTGATCTTATTATAGTAGTCGCAGGCTTCTTCATCAGTTACTACTCGATATCCTAAGATTGTCTCACCTAACCCTTCCTGCGTAAACTCTTCTGCATCTTCCATAGTAACTATATCCATAGCCCACTCAGATGGAGACTCGTCAGGAATTTCACAGAGATAGCTGTGCTTAAAAGTATAAATTGTCTCTACCAGTACTTTCTTCATCGTAGCTGTCCCAACTCATCTATAGCAGCGAATAAGTCCTGCAAAGTAGTAAAGATGAATGCTTGCTGTAACCAACTATCGTTCTGATCACGACCATTGACACGCAAAACATAACCATTTTCAAGCAGTTCAAACTCTTGCTTCTCTTCTATTTCTTTAAATTTATCAAACATTGTTTAGTTCCTTGAGTTTATTTAGTGTAAAGGTTTTCTTAACTTATAACAGTCCCAGTAGTTAGAGGTTGGGGGATATGACAGTGTTTGCCCAAAGTCAAACTCCAGTTGCTCCGTGAGCTGTTGATACTCCATGACTATTCCACAAAGGGTAGAAGGTTGGGTTCTTCGTACCCAGGGCCTTTCATTACTTTGCCATCGTCACGGTACATAGGGCGTCCGTCTTCACCAAGTTTGGTCATGTTAGAGCGATGAACTTCGTTAAAGCAATCATCGAGATCAATGCCAAAGGAGTGCCCAGCTCCGTATACAACGTAGAGTATGTCTGTAAGTGCATCTGCAACTTCAAGTAAACTACCTTTTCCAAGTCCATCACGTAACTCCTGTACTTCTTCTTCAATTAGATCAAGGCGCAAGGCCGCTAGGTTAAAGTCTGGGAAGACTGGTTCGACAAGAACTTCCTGACCGAAAGCCTCCATAAAGTCACCGACCTTCTCAAAATTACTTATCTCAATACTGCTCATTTTTCTTCCTTAGTTTTATTTGGTTTATGCGTATATTATACACAGGGTTGACGTCCTTGTCAAGAAGTTTTTAGTTCTATTCGCTCTTTAACCTTACGTCTCTGCTCCGCCGTCATGCTAGACCAGCCTGTAATCTCTGCGGGTGTGCGCTTACAGCCCAGACACTCAATAGTATCTGGGTCATAAGAACAGATACCAATACAAGGAGAGGGTATGCTTTTATTTCTCATCTTCAATTCTTTTCAACACTTCTTTAGCTTCCTCTACGGGGTACTCGTACAAGTGCATACTTTTAAGACACTCATACATCATGTCCCACTCTTTTAGTTTGCGTTCAACATCTGAAGTCGCTACGGGGTCATAGCTAACCACAGCTTCTTTCTTACTTCCGAAAATCCTATGCCAATTGTTCTCGTATTGAACACGATCTTCTATAATTCGAGGGCGGTCGCCTTTCCCGCCATGCGTCTGTCCACTCATTTGATAAATACCTTTAAAGTTCTGCCTTCGTCTTGAAGATCGGTAACAACTAGTGCTACAGCTGTATTGACGTAAACTCTTCCTTCATCGTCAATCACTTCTACTCGTGTAACATCTCTCCATGCATCAGGAACCCTGGGATCGTCCAGCAGGGTGTACTAATCTATTAAATACATCCTCCCAGCCTTTAAAGGATTCGTCTATACGTCTATCAAGTTCCTCCATATCAAAGCTATTATCAAAATGATAGGCGCTAAAGTCTTCCTCTTCCTCTTCCTCTTCGTCAGGGCCAACAAGCTCAAGACGCTGATCGACATCAATCACGAAGCCAGCTCCTTTGAGAAAGTATTCAAACTGTTCAAGCATCTCGTCAAGAGTAATATCTTGATCTTCAATCGCCATCTTGAGGCTAGTTTTTGTTACGCCGCTAAACTCAGCTCCGTAAGGGTAAGCAATAAATTCGTATGATTTGTTCATTTTTTGTATCTCCTTTAAATTATGAAACTATTATACTACTGTTTAGGTACGTTGTCAAGAACTTTTTCTTTCAGTTCGAGCTTCTATTCCAGCATCTCAACTTTGTCTTCAAGCTGTTGAATGTACTCTTCTACTATCTCACGCTCACATAGCGTCTTGCAGCATATAGAGATATGCTGTTTTGCTCTCACCTCTAGACTTTTCTCACCTCTTCTCATTTCATCAGTCCCATAGCCCTTCATAATATTTTCCGAAAAGACGGAAGCCATTACTAATCCTAGCCTGATATATCTTCATGCCCTCTGTGTCCATTTTCATAGTGTGATTCGGGCCTTCCAACATAAGGCTGTTACCGTTCTCCTGCTCTTCAAACACCCAGTCAGATTCTCCACTAAAGAACTGCTTTTCCCAGTCTTCAGACTTACTTTCGTGTGCAAAGATCATCTGATCTATAGCCCAATCCCATGCCTCAAAATAGAACTCATCTTGCTCCCACGCTTCTTTCGGCAGAGTTCCAATTAAATGGTCGGGCCTATCGCTAAAAGCTACCTTTGGCGCACCATGTGTATGCGCTTTTAGCTGTTTAAGCAGGGGCACTACGATCTGGGAGAGAGTATGGTCTAAACACCAGGTGTCCCAAGGATCTATAGTAATTGTTTGTTTGGCCTTTGGTGTATAACCAAAAGCGCTGAAAAGAAAATTGTGATACCAGCGATGGGCTGGCGGCTTTCCTAAGATAACTTTCATAATATGTTCCCCCACTTTGTGTCCTCTGGCATTAGTTCAATTTTAATATTTCCATCGTCTTCGGCAGCCTCTTGCATTTGCTTCCATATGCCTGCTGTGTTCATTCTTAGCTGGTACTGACTCTTGTCACATACGTATTCATTGCCGCTATGGCCAATGAAGTGATAGCTGTTTTCTTCTTCTTTCACCTGAACGATACCACTGTTCAGCTTCCACACATCACTCCCAAGATAACCACCACTCCATCCTGCAAGTACTTTATAGAAGGTTTGCTCTTGTCTGGCTATCTTAACTACTACCCAATTGTCTGGATGTTCAGCCATGTACTACCCTCCTGCACTGTTCAAATTGTAGCATACTGCAGCGTACACCATATAGGTCATCGTCTGCTTTCATCGAAAAGACTAGCCATATTAATAATAAAATTCGAAGGTAGATCAATCTGCCCACCTAATCTTTCTCTTATGTGTAGTTTCAAACATATGTATCAGTGTATCATACCTAATCTGCACCTTGCACTCAATTTTATCAAGCCACTCACTAAAGTCATTCCAGTCTTCAGTACGCATAGGGTCAACACTATATTCTGATTTACCACACCAGTACTCCTCTTCATTTAGTCCATAGATGTCAATGCGTCCACAAGAATAGCTTTCTAAATAATCTTTGTACTCTACTACTGGCAGTATCTTTCCCGAGGTTTTCTTCATTACAAACGGTATGTCCCTTTCCTCATACCAACGAGTAGAGACCGGGCCCATCCAGTTGGTGCTGTATGTAATCATCTAACAAACAACTTGAGAGTACGATTATCGTCCTGTAGGGATACTGTAACACCCTCAGCGATGTTAGTAATCCAAGCTCTGCCACTCTGGTCAATTACTTCAATACGAGTAACTCCATCGTAGTCAGTAAGACCCTCGTCTACCGTATCTCCTAACAAAGTAGACCAGTCTGTGTCTTCAGGCATCATGCGAATAGTATTCGGATAAGCTATTAAAAGCTGTTTATAGATCCCTGCGTTGTTCATTCTGAGTTTGTACTGTTCTTTGTCGCAAACATATTCGCTACCACTATAGCCTACGAAAACCCAAGAATCAGCAAGCTCACGAACCTTGACAATGCCGCTGTTTAGTTTCCAGTTGTCTCCGTCTAAGTATCCACCGCTCCAGCCCGCCAATACTTTGTAGAGAGGAGTTTTAGTATCGTTCATTATTTCTAATACTACCCAGTTATCGGGGCAGTCTGCAAACATATAGTCTTCTCTTCCTTCATCAATCATGGTTCATATCCTCCCAGTTGCCAAATATTTTAGGTGCTGCTTTTCTTGCTTCTTCCATATGGTACTCACCTGGATAGTGTTTAAGGTTTCTCCATGCTTCTTTGCGTACCTCTTCGGGCAAGCTCTCGCTCATACCGAGGTCTAGCAAAAACTGTCGAGTATTGCTTACAGCCCATCTACGCTCATACGGTAGTGTCATTTCTTAGCTCCAATTCTTTTGTCATACATTTCTTGAGAACCGGAGTAGGGTGGCACTCTCTCAGTACAGCCTCAAGGTGTGCGGTCTCCATCTCAGCGATACGTACATCGCTACGGGGTTGATCGCCTCGTATACCGAAGGTACCCCAAGTAAGATAATGTGCTTGCACTGCGTGTGTTTCGTCATCATAGAGTGCTAAAAAGGTTTGATCAGCGTGTATTGTGCCTCTGATATATTCTAAGCCGCCATCAATAACATAAGTTTTGCCGTTTGCATCGTTATGAGATCGGTAGTCGTGTCTATGCTTCGACTCGAGTATAGTTCCATCAGGGGTCTGAATAGCATTGTAGATTAGATTACGAGAGGCGAGCTTGTCAAGGATTTGCTGAGATGCATCAACCCACATCGCTTGCATTTTAGTATTGTAAGTGTCTCGTTTGTAGTTTTGCACGACCCAAGAAGCTACTTCGTAGGATTTACCGTGGGGTGCAAGGCACCAAGTCATATCTTCGTTCATAATTTACCTTCCTTTTTCAAGTTTATGAAGGTATTATACGCGAAGAAAGGGGGATTGTCAAGAAGTTTTTTAAGAATGGTGAGCAGTTTCACGACATGCTCGGGTCAGTCCTAAGGTAGTTAGGACTCTGATGTATACTGTACTAACCAGTAGCAGGCTTCTTGATTAGAGTGAAAGTAAGGGCTAAGCAGTTCGCCCTCCCTAGTCCAGAACCACACAAAACAGTCTATGTCGCTGCGGGTTTGTTTATTTAGTTTTATTAGTCCCATAAATTCTCATAGTATTTACCAAACAGACGGAAGCCGTTGGTTATTCTTGCTTGATAAATTTTCATCCCTTCAGTGTCCATTGTCAGGGTATGGTTTGGCCCTTCTACTAAGATAATGGAACCTTCCTGCGCTTCAAACACCCAATCAGACTCTCCAGTAAAGAACTGACCTTCCCAATCTTCAGACTTACTTTTAAAGGCGAAGATCATCTCCTCTAGCACCCAGTCCCAAGACTGTTCCCAAAACTCATCTGTTATATGAGCCTCTTTCGGTATAGTACCTATCAGCTCAGGGGGACGATCTTCAAAAGCCACTATAGGGCATCTATGTGTTGTCTTTTTAAGTTGAATAAGCATAGGCACAACGATGTGTGCAAGAGTGGCATCCATAGACCAAGTGTCCCAGCGATCTATTTTAACAGATACTTTCTGCTCTTTCTCACCAAATACTAACGCAATATATTTACTATACCATCTATAAGTTGGGCATTTTCCTATTTTTACTTTCATCGTATTTTTCTCCTTATAATCCTATTAATCCCCACCCGTACGTATCAGTTATATCATGAAGTTCTAATCCATAATTAAGTTGGATTAGCTGAGCCCAAGTTAGTTTAGTCATCCTTAACCTCCGTTAGTTTGTAGGTCTGATCTTCAAGAGTTTTTGCAACTCCCTATGGCGTAGCTCCTCGTTTGACTCCAGCGCTGTCTAGCCACTCCATAAATCTACTGTAAGCTATACCAGCATCTTCAATAAACTGACCGTTGTAATAAAAACCTTTCTCATCTAAACGCAACTTCTCTGTACTATCATCTATATTAAATTTAATTGTGTTAGTCACATCTCGAAAGATATAATTCTCCCCTAAAGTATTCATTCCATCAATTATTCTTTTAGTCATTTTGTATCTCCTTGAAACTCTACTAACCAGTAGCAAGCCTCTTGTTTAGCTGTAAAGCGAGGGCTAACGACAACACCATCATCATCAAGCCAGTACCCCTCTCCCCAGTCTTTTTGTATTTTCATAATCCGAATAAGCCCCAGCCATGATTTGCTATTGCATTAAGTATGATAAAGATACAAGTCGCCATATGAGTACACCACCACACAGTCCTAATACTAGCAATAGTGTTAGCTTGCTTATCAGTTTCACCTACTTTCTCTCCTAATGATTTTGCCCAAATTCTCCACCACTTATTCACGATCTTCTATCTCTAGCTCAAGCTCAACTATTCTAGCCTCAAGTTCTGCTATGTACTCTTCCACAATTTCTTTCTGGCATAAGGTTTCACAGCATATAGATATTTCTTGATGAGCTTTTGTTCTTAAAGATTTCTCGCCGCGTCTCATTCAGATAACCACTCAAAATGTCCATTAGTTGGATTAAACTGAGCACATTCTGTTTTTGCCGAGTCTAGTCTCCAGTCGTTTGTTATACTAGTTCCTGCTATAATAGATCCTAGCATGACTCCAACAATAAGGAATACAAGTACTCCTACCACCCGCCTTTCGTCTTTAAACATCCCATCTTCCCCTATACCATTCATTAAATGCTGTAAAATCTTCTTCTAACTCGAATCTTACAGTATCTGCATAAACATCTGTAAAGCGTTTAAAGTCAAATCTCCACTGAAAGCAGTGTGCTTTGCACCACTCAAGAGCATCCTTTCTTAGATCTGTGTGGGTGTGTGACTCATAATAGTTAGCCATCATCCACTGAGCTTTGTGCAATACAATCTCTTGAGGATTCATTTCAAGTACGGGAAGAATCATTTCTATCTGCCTCTTTTAGGTTGTCATTCATTTTTTCGTAATTTCGTTTTGCAGCCCACTCAGCTTGTTCATCCATGTGGAAAAGAATAATACCCCACGCCACTACTACAAAAGCTGTAATAAATAAAATAGCCATTGAAAAATCAAATATTTCTTGCATTATACGTTCTCCCATAATATGTCTGTGAGAAAGACTTCGTAAGTATATGCCTCGACTTCCCAGGGCAGTTCTTCGTATTCAATCTCGTCGCAGTTAAGTACTACATTATTGTGCTTCCACACGTTATCGATCATGTTGATCTGGTTTTTACAAAACTGTTTAGCGTGTACTAATTCGTGCGCAATATTAGATGCAAGCTCGTGGGGTTCGTAGGCAATCTCTTCGCCGTCTTCGTAAACCCAGTGAGTAGCTAAGCTGATAACACAGTCTTTACTATCACCGAGACAAAAACCTGCGTGAGACCCGTCCTCATCAACAAACTTCTCAACTTCGATATAAATATCATATTTTGCGTCTTCAGGAAAAAGAGCCATAATGCACTCATCAATGAATGTAGTATAGTCTTTTAAGCAGTTACCTTCTGTATACACGTTAATCATTTAATTCTCCAGTTTAGAAAGTAATTATACGCTTAGTTGAGCAAGATGTCAAGAACTATTTCATGGAAAGAGGGTTCTCTGCCAGCTTTTGTTGTCGCTTTTTCTCTCGATTAGCTGCTGCTGCTTTTTTCTTCTGTCGCTTAGTGGTAGGCTTTTCGTATGCTTCTTTTTCTCTGTAGTCAAAAAGTTTGTTGCTATCATTGATCTTACGCTTGAAAATTCGCAATGCTTGTTCCACGTTATTGTTCCGTACTTTGACATTCATCCATTATCCCCGTTTTCTAGTATTACCCAGGTAGCGAACAAACAAAGCAGTACTAATACCTCTGGTGTCATTGTTTAAACCTTATTCCTCGTTTTCTTAGGTAGGCTACTTGATTTCTTATAGCTTGCTCTGTTCGTTCTGGCAACATACCCATCATGTCCTCAATATCTTGGCTAAAGTAATGAGCCGCAAGGGTTTTGCGCTCTACGTCTGTCCAAGGCTTCTTTTTATATTTTTTCATGACGCTATTATATCGAAATGCAGGTTGATTGTCAAGAAATTTTTCAAAGGTAGCTAAAAAATTCTTCTTGACTTTTGGTTGAACATCTAGTATAATTCACCCATAAATAAAGGAAAAACATTAAGGAAAAACGTATTTAAGTCTTGACAGGGTGCCTGTTTTTGCGTATAATAGTTTTTCCAAAGACGAGTTCAACAGGAGAAAAGATGTTAGAGTACTCAGTGTTCGTATTTTGCTTAATTGGTTGCGGCCTAACGTGCCACGCACTAGGCAAACAAGAGGGGATAGAATGTACCATAGAACATCTAGTAGACAATGGGATGATAGAGCTCGATGAAGAATAAACTAATTATCAGCACTGAGATACTAGACGATGGAGATCTCAGATATAAGTTGCACGACAACGATATGATATACCTGCTAACCAGAGATCTGTCCTTAGCAGAGAAGACAGCAGCATTACTCAAACTAGAATATAACCGGGAGAAACAAAATGCCAGTAAAGTTTAAAGAATCAGTAGCAAAGATCGGAGCAAACCGCAAGAAAGTAGGCACTATCCACTACTATATGCACGCGACTTCGACAAAAGAACTAGTAGAGAAGTTTGAGAATGCAAACACCCAGCCTAAGCTAAAGCAAAAGATCAGCAATGAGCTAGTGAAACGTAAGGTGTCGGTGTGAAGAAAGTAGTAGTATACAGCAGAGATAATTGTAATTTCTGTGTGCAAGCTGAAAGAGCCTGCAAGCAGTTATGCCTAATAGATAGAGAGTTTAGCCATATAGTTCTAAAGCTAAACAAAGACTACACTAAGCTAGAATTTAAAATGCTGTTCCCAGACAGTACTACTGTACCCCAAGTTATTGTTGATGGTGTACACGTTGGAGGATGGGACGAGTTCAAGCCACAAGCATTGGCAAAGATTGAGGGAGCGTAGCCTCCCCTTTAAGTAGGTTACAAAAGGGCAAAAGCCCAAGCTCAATGGAGAAAAAGAAGTGAAAGACCAAGATAAGGCCGTGTGTTATTTATGCAACATGGTTACAGCGATAAGTTGTTTAGCCTTGCCGTTTATAACAATATACGCCAGCGCAGGAATGTATTAAAGGAGAGTAAAAAGTGAATAAAAGTGAAGTATTTGAACAGTTAAAGATAGATGAAGGAGTAGAATATGAACTCTATAACGACCATCTTGGGTATCCGACATTTGGAGTCGGGCACCTCGTACTTGAAAGTGACCCCGAGTATGGAAAGCCAGTCGGAACTCCCGTCACAGAGCAAAGAGTTGCAGAGTGTTTCGAGAGTGACCTCAGTACAGCAATCTCAGAGTGTTACGCTCTATACGGACAAGGGACTTTTGACGGATTACCAGACGAAGTACAGGGTGTACTTGTTAATATGATGTTTAACATGGGAAGACCTCGTTTGTCGAAGTTCAAGAATATGAATGCCGCCGTACTCGAAGGTGATTGGAAGAAAGCGGCAGTTGAAGGTAGAGATTCACTTTGGCACAGGCAAGTAACTAACCGGGCCGAAAGACTAATGGTAAGGTTGGAAAGTGTCTAAAATTCTGTTAGGAATAATAGCAGCGATGGGTAGTACGGGTTTCCTGTACTACCAATTCGCCGTTGTACCTATGCAAAATAAATTAGAGGAACAAACGTCCGTAATCCTAGCCCAAGACTTGCGAGATCAAGAGCAAAAAGCTACAATCGTCGCAATACAAGAGAACATGGAGAAGACAGTAGCAGCAAGTGCAAATCTCCAGAAGCAGAACCAACAGTACGAAACTCAGATGGCCGACTACTTGGACATCTTTCGCAGACATAACATAGCGCAGTTAGCTAGTGCAAAACCTGGTTTAATGACTACGCGAGTGAACAAAGGCACGGAGAAAGTATTCAATGAAATTGAAGATATTAGCAAGCGCATTAACGCTCTTAACGATTAGTGGATGCAGTTTACTACAGCAACCTCCTCGTGAAGTAGAGATTATAACCAAACCGATAGAGATTATAATCACACAACCCATCATGCCACGACCCCTGAATCTCAAGGAGCCAAATTGGTATGTAGTATCAGACACTAGAATAGCCAACAAAGACGGCTTATATCCCGAAGGTTATACCTATTTCGATAAGTTCGTAGAAGATATCAAAAAGAAGCATGGTGGAGATCTAGTATTTATCGCAATGAGTGTAGCGGACTATGAGTTAATGTCTTACAATACACAAGAGCTAAAGAGATATATTAGCCAGCTCGGAGAGGTAATCATTTATTATAGAGATGTTACCTTGCCTACGGAGACTGAGAATGAAACGAAAGAACCCAGTAGCTAAGTTCCAGTGTAGATACAATAAAGCAAAGGTTTTTAAAGATCGTAAGCGCGAAGAGAAAAAGAACCCTAAAACGTATGCAGAGTACATGGAACTGGAGAAAAATAATGGCGTATAGTGCTAAAGTACTAGACCACTACGAGAACCCACGCAATGTGGGTATACTTGATGCAGATGCAAAAAACGTCGGTACAGGCATGGTAGGAGCACCCGCGTGTGGGGATGTAATGCGTCTCCAAATCCAAGTAGATAGTAATGATATTATTACTGATGCAAAGTTTAAAACTTATGGTTGTGGCTCCGCTATAGCCTCTAGCTCACTTTTGACAGAAATGGTGAAAGGTAAGCATATGGACGAAGCATACAAGATTAGAAATACAGACCTAGCCACAGAGCTAGCTCTTCCTCCTGTTAAAATTCATTGTTCGGTTCTTGCCGAAGACGCAATCAAAACAGCAATCCGTGACTTAAAATCTAAAAGATGATACAAGTAACAGACAAAGCAATATCAAAAGCAGTTGCAAAGTTATCCCACAAGGGCAGCGAAGCTCTTCTGCTTGGTCTAAAGCCTTCTGGCTGTGCAGGATATAGTTATGTTCTGGAGTACTGCAAAGATGAAAGTATGGAGTACCATACACGCTTTGAGTTTAAGAACCTAATAGTTTATATAGACCACAAATCTCTTCCTCTCCTAGAAGGAATGACGCTTGATTATGCCTACGAGGGTCTCAACGAAGGCTTTAAGTTCTTAAACCCGAATCTGTCTACTGAATGTGGGTGCGGTGAATCAGTAAATGCATAAAATAGTTCTTGACAAGTTACCCCAATTCTAGTATAATATTCATTCAATTTACGGGAGAACTACAATCAACCTTTTTTACCTAGACGAAGACCTAGACAAATGTGCAGAGTATCATGTCGACCAGCATGTCAACAAGATGATACTCGAAGCCGCACAGCTTATCAACACAAACCTCTGGATAGATCACCTATTCGGTTTTGTGCCTCGTGCTATCACTAAAGAAGAAAATGCTGTCCTTCAGAC